CTTATGGAATCCTACATATTCAGTTCCATGACCAATAAATGATGTGGTTTTACCGCCATCCAATGATACAGGATAACCAGAATTTGGCCCCTTAATCCATCCACCCTTTGCACGTTTTGGTAAGGTTACCTTACCACCCTTTGCCATTTCTTGACCGCCACCTTCTGCTTGTTTCTTCTCTAGTTCATGTTTTTCCAGAGTAATATCAAGCAGTTTCTTCATAAAGAAGAACATAGATTTCTGTGGTGCAAACAAAGAACTCATAAGTTTCTTAACTTGCAGCTCACGAATAACATCCATGCCAGTGCGTGCAGCACTTTTTGCCATGGAGATCCCTTTACTGAGGATACCACCGATAGACATCTGCTCAATATCAGATGAATTATCAACTGGTTCTAATTCAGGTGGTTTGAAATCGGGTGGTTTGTTTGCCTTAATGTCTTGTTTGTTCTGATTCTCGGTCTTCTTATCACCTGAAGAGTTATTGAAAAACTTCAGGAGCATTGTCAGACCCTTCATCAATAATAAGAGTGGGGCAAATGCTGCCTTAAATGCAAATCCTGTGATCTTTTTGATCAGTGGAAGATGTGGTTCAACAGCATCCAAGATAGTGTTCATCACACCAGCAAATTGTGTGAAGAACTCATGGAATGGTTCTTTAATAGCATTGAGAACACTATCAAAGACTTCCTTGATCATATCAAAGAGTCTCTTAAATGGTTCGAAGATCGGTTCGATCATCTTACCGATACCACCACCAACCTTACCACCTAAGAACCCGCCAGCAGCGCCTGCAAGCATCCCCATTCCAGGAATACCCGTCGCTTCACCTATAGCGGATCCAATTGCTGTTCCTGCGCCTGCACCGACCCCTGCACCCACTGCTTCGGCGGCACTACCACCCTCCATATTAACTGCTACTGCAGCTGCAGTTCCAGCACCGATAGCAGCAAGACCTTTACCAAGTGCACCCATCTTCCTCATCTTGAGGAAGAATTTCAGACCTTTTCCTAAGAATGAGAATACACCACCAACTGTTTTGAAGAACCATCCAACTGCCTTGACAGTTGCCATTGGATTCTTGAGGAATGAAATTCCTACTACAATAGGTGCAAGATTAATTAGGAATTGCGTTATTCCAAAAAGACCCTTGAGACTAATAGGATTCTCAAGGAACTTGACCATACCGTCAATAGCACCACCAACTAAGAATGATGTTGCTTTGACTAAGAACTCACCAATTTTTAGCAATCCTTTTGCTAGTTTCTCAACCTTATCTGGATTATTGATTACCCATTTGAATGCACCATAGGCAACCAAACCAGCAAAAAGTTTCATGCCAAGGTTTCTAAAAAATCCAAAGAATCCTTTAGATCCTGACATGCGATCCATCAAGAATCGTTTTTTCCTTTTTTCCTTGTCTGGTTTTGCTGGTGTTTTCTGTTCTGCCTTTTCCTCTGCCTCTTGATCTGCTTCTCTACCTTCTCTTTTTTTCTCTTCCCTATCTAATCTAGCGAGCCTATTCTTTTCTGCTCGCAACATATTTTGGCGAGCATTCTGAATCTTATCGTTAATCTTCTGTTTCTCAGAAAATGCATCTGCCATTATTTGATTATGACTCTGTAATCCGATTGCCAGACTATTCAGAGACGCACCAATACTGTTAAAACTACTTACAACTTTACCAAAACCAATAGTTTGACCTAGTTGAACATCTTTAAGAGACTTAGCAACACTCTTTCCAGCACCCAGCGACACACTCGTTTTGAGTGTGACCATTTTGTATAATCTCGCCTTTGGTGGTTTTGCCATTTATTAGTCGGTAAGAGAGATAGGTCTAGGTGCGTGAACAGATCCACCACCACCACTAGAACTGATATTATTTATTGTCATTGGTGCAACGATGGTAGGTGTAACCACTAATGGTGCCTTCTTCACTGCACGCTGTTTAGTCAATCTAGTTTTTGCTTCAGATAATTTATTCAATGCATCTGCATTTGCATCGGGTTTAGTTTGTGCCTTACTTTGCAGAGTATCACCTGTAGGTGTATCAACCGTTGGTTCTTCAATTTCTGCAGCAGTTGTAGTCGAAACTGAAGTTGTATTCTTTGTGCCAAATTCTGCAAAAGCATCACCCAATCCTCTCAATGCTGCCTCTAATGCTGCTAATTGACCCTTGACACTAAAGTCTTCTTTGGGCATTGGTTCTGGTTGTGGTGCACCAGATGAAGGTTGTGCATTATTAGTTTGCCCAGGTTGTCTTGGTTCTCCTACCTCAGACATTGTTGATGCATCAAATTCAGCACCAAGTTGTGTTGCAACCCATGCTCTATGATCACTTGCAGATGCATCCAGGTGAACGTGAACATCACCAGATGGAACATTACCTTGGGTGCCAATAATAGTGGAAGGAGTGACAGCAGCACCTACAGATGTTTTGATCTGGTCAAAGTGGTGGAACTGCATTCTATCTTTGCCATTATTATCTTGAATCACAACTGTGTTGTGAGAACCACTAGCATGAACAATCTTACCTGACACACCAGCGACAACAGGAGTTCCTCTGTCTAACGCTTGATTAGCCCAATCTCTGACAATAACATAATCTCTAGGAATCGCATTGATTCTCTTAGGGCCAGTGTTATATGGATCGCTATCGGGTTTACCGTGGTGTAAATTATACTGACTGAATGGAGTTTGTGGTGTCAATTTGATATCAGCATTTCTACCATTTGTAGACAGAACATCGGCAACGCCACCACCAGCACGACCCTGTATCTCTCTTTTCTCTTCTACTTTATCAGCAATCTTTTGGTAACCTTCTGCATCAGGTTCGCCCAATCCACCTTTCGATGTTCTCCTCTTATGCTTGACTTTACCACCACCCATCAGGAACTGGAGTAACTCTCCTCCAGAAGCGAGAGACATATTTTGTCTTAAAAGACGTTGTAAGTGTGGTGCGTAATCTGGATCAGTAGCATAGCTCTCATCCTTGAGCATCTGTGCCGCTGCAAAGGCATCAGGAGCATTGTTGACACCTTTATATCCTTTATAATCTTTATACCATTGAGTTACAAGATGGTTGACAGCCGCTTGTGGTGACTGGAAGTTCTTAAATGGTTCATCCATGTAAACGGTTTTACCATTGATAACCTCTCTGGTATTTGATGTGGTGGCAGATTCACCTGGCGCTGCCTTAATACCAAAGTAGTTATGTTGTGCAGATAGAGCAGATCCCCATCCAGACTCCAATGCAAACTGTGCTGCAACTAGATTAGGATATTTCGCACCTGCGTTTTTACCATATCCTCTAAACTCAACCCATTTTTCTGCCTTAGTTCCTGTAACAGGTGGTGCAGCAGGGCCAGAAGGCATTGGTGCTTGTGATTCACCTGAAGATGGATTTCTAGCAGGTTCATTACCACCCTTACCTGTAAGCCAGTTCCAGAATCTAGTTCCCTGTTTCTTAATCCAGGATCCTGCAGACTGTAACCAATTTTTTCTCTTTTCCTCTGTCTTAGCTAACTTGCTAATAATAAAGACAATACCCTTAGATGAAGTTGGAGCGAATCCAGCAACCAGAGCATCAATAATCTGATCTTGGAATGTGCTTCCCTTGTTCTCGTCTGCGGGATCCATGACGGCAACGGCACCGCCCTTGTTTCTCTCAGTCTTAGCAACATCTTGACCTTGACCCTTCTTATTATATCCGTCAAAGTCGAATAAATTGAAGGTTGCATAATCAAGGAAACCTTTGAATACGCTACCAGGATTCATGATCCTTTGAGCGTTTTCAACAATAGTTTGAACCAGTTTACCTACAACTTTGAATTGTAAACTAAAAAGGAATCCTGTAAATTCACGAACAGGTTTGGTAATTTCCATACCAAACTTGAAGATGGTTCCTAGGAGAGTGAAGAGTTCACCGAACATCTCCCCAAAAGAACCCATGATAGGTTCTATGGCAGCACCCAGAACATCACCAACCATACCGAAGTATCTACCAATCGGTTCAAAGATTGGAGCGATTACATCACCGATGTGCTTACCAAAGAATTCTCCTAAGAATCCACCGATAGCACTACCGACCATAGGTGCAAATGGCCCTAAGAATGGCCCAAGCACAGCAGTGCCGACACCAGCACCTAGGAAACTACCTGCCGCTTGACCTACACCAGCACCAACTGCTTGCGATGCACCCTCTCCACCAGCAAGACCGCCAGCGATACGAGCAACACCACCCAGAATACCTGCTCCACGAGCAGCAGTAGTTGGGTTATTTTTTGCGAAACTTGCAAGTCTTCCAGGAGCAGCTTTGATCTTGTTAGAGATTCCGCGACCAAACTTGCCCGCCTTCATCCTGCCTAGGCGACCATATGCTTTGAACTTCTTGCCAAATCCACCAGCAGCAGGGCCTTCCTTTGTCTTACGGTCAGTGTCACCAGCAACCAAACCCAGTTTACCCATGAGATCCATGAGTCTAGGAATATCTCTCAGGATCTTCCAGGGTTGAACAAGATAGGATGCGAATCTAAGGGCAGCAAGACCACCAAATAACTGAACAGCACCTCCAAGGAATCTGAAGGTTCTCTGAACAGCATTTTCATCCTCAAAATTACCAACTAAATTAGTGAGACCATCTAGTATGGTTCCAACACTAAACTCAAATACCTTTGCTACAAATTTACCTACAGCGGCAATAACTCGCAAGAAGTTTCTAAATCCCTCGGGATCTTTTAACATCCAGCCTACAGCTGCATGAATACCAAAGACACCTAAGATTGCGCCAATATACTTACCAAACTTGTCGAAGAAACTCTTCGTTTGCCTGAACGCTTTACTCTTTAGAACTTTATCAACACTTTCTCTGAATCCATCTCCAGAGATAAGTCTTTTCTCGTTCTTTTCTTCTTGGTTTTTATCTTTCTTTTGTCTTCTCTGCTTATTAAGGAGTCTTCTAGTTCTAGAAGCAAAATCCTTCTTATTTTCATTATCCTCTTTTAAGTCTTCAATCTCTTGCTCAGATCTAAAGATATCAAAATTGACATCCTTTTGTTGGAGTGTAGATGAAAACTCAAATTGTTTGTGTATGCCCTCTAAAGAATCGCCTATCCTATTAATGCCCTTCAACAAGGTATTCACAGACCCCGCCATGAACATACCTTTGTTCATTGGTTTGATCTTTACGAATTTCTTAAACGTAGGTGACTTCTTGAGGGGTAACATTAAAGGCTAACCTTTCCTTGTGCTTCTTGAGATGCTCTTCGTCGCTCTTCTTCTTGTAGATGAGCAATAAGTAAATTCACATATACATCACGTTCCCAAGGCATCATATTTTCCAACTCTGTTAAACTGTATTTGTGATGTTGCATCAAAGCAAAATTCGTTTTATACATGTTTAACAGAGTATCATGCACTAGGGCTACGCGAAAAAAGCAGCAAGCCCTTCTAATACAATTTCACTCTCTTTCTTGGTCTTGGGGTTGGTGACCGTAATTGTATGAGTCAATTTGGGGATAGTTTCAAAGAATTCTTGAACCTTTGCAAATTGTTCAGAACTCATACCTTCCAAAAATTCAAGTGCTTCTTTCTTAGTGAAAGAATCATAAATTTCTTCTTCATCAAATACTTTGTCAACACATTGTGCAGCAAGATCAAACAAGTCATCGAGACTTGCTTCCTCTTCTTTCAAGTTTTGGTTGACAAATTGAACCAGTGAAGGATACTTCATGACCACACCAATTTTGTCATCAATTTTGATCTTTTTGGTGTGCCCATCGGGAACAACAACATTGACTTCCTCAAGATCCAAGGAGTAATCAACCTTGGTTTCATTATCATCGGGGCATGTCAACTTAAATTCACTAACTTCACCGACTGCTTTTGCACGAATGCGAAGAAATAGATATTCAATCTCAAAAATAGGAAGATCGTCTACTTTTTTGACATTGGTGCAGTCTTTGATGATTTTCTTTACAGAATTGATCATCTCTTTTTCATCGCCAGACTCCATAGCAAGATAGAGAAGTTTCTCTTCTTTTACTAGGAATGGTCTATATGTAACTTCAAGTTCAGTTACAGGCAGGGTGCAAGAATACTCAGGCACCGCAAGTTTAGGTAATGGCATAATGTTCCATGATTATTGTAATTATTTAGATGCCAAAGTCAGCGACATCTGCTTGCTCTGCAACACTACCAAGAATGGAGTTTGCAAGACTATTAACTTGTTTGTTGAGGAATTTAGATGCACCGATTGCAGACGATCTATCTATAATAATATCCTTACCACCCATTTTAGTATGAAGTGTGTTCACTTGATCGAATCTATATCTTTCATAATAAAACTGCACATCCATCTTCATAAGTTGAGTTTGCTCATTATTTAGAGTCTGTGTGCTGATATTGAAAGGATACGCACCAAATAACTGGTAAACTGCGGTTGCCTGATTAGTTCTTGTCGATTCATTCAAGCTATCCTTAATGATAAGTGGGGATCCTTTTTCCCATTTTTGAATGTAGATATCACATATAGACTGCTCATAAAATGCAACTCGATTCTCCGAGTCACTAGCAGCTCTGTTAATCCAATTTTCAAAGTAATCTCTCAATGCTTGATCTTTAGTGACTAAGAAAGAAATAGTAATTTCACTAATTGATTGACCAGTTGCATATCTTCTTTGGGCACCGATATCCTTTACTTCAGAAACCATAAGATTTCTGCTGGGAACTGTAACCTCTGATGCCAAGTATTGATTTGCCTCAGCAATCTGCCTATAACTCATTCGGTTTGCAGAGTTTTGTAAAACTTGAGGAACACTAATAATGACATTAAAAAGGTTAGATACTGCGGGCTCATTACCACCCTGCAGGTATCCTCTAAAATCTGCAAAACTATTTGGGGATCTTAATGCCATTTACCAAACCATCCTACTAGGAATTTGAATACTGCGACTACCAACGGTTCTTACGAAATCTTCTACAGGTAATAATCCAACGTCATTCCATTCACTAGTTCTTGGAACTTCGTATATACTACCTACATTTGACATTAAATATTTATGGAAGCATTTCTTAGGATATGACCCATTACCGCCTGCCCAGGATCTACCCACTGCTTTTCTCAATGTGGGTCTCAAATAATGGATGTTTCCTCCTGTAAAAGTTTGATTGGTGTAGTCAACATCCGTGACCATAACAAGAGGCCATCTATCGTAAAATGGCATTTTATCTGCTGTAGCAGCACTATAACTGAAAAAGATAAGATCTCCAGGAGCGATGATATCACCTTTCCCCTGAAGACCATAAATTAACTGTTCTCTATACCAACTTTTAGATTTACTCTTTCCATCAGCAAGAGATTGTATGTCTGTGTAGATGCTCATACCTTCAATTCTTTTTCGGTGAGTATCATAAATTCCATTCTGCGGTCTAAACAATACTCCTTCGCTGCTTTCCACTTTGCATCATTTACAGCGTAGGTCTTTACCTCAGATAGATACTTTTTCGTCGCCCGTTTCTGCTTTTTAGGAGGAGTTGTTTGTCTTTTTGGTTTGATCTCGATAATAAATTTCTTAATCCGCCCATCCTTAGTTCTTGCTCTGACGTAGAAATCTGGGAAATACCTATGAACCCGATTATCGACAGGGCTGATATATGGGATAACAATTTCCTCACTCCCCCAGTTAATAACATTTTCATTTAGGTCGCACCACACCATAAACTTTCTTTCCCACAAAGACCTATAAATAATCTTAGTAGGATCACCTTTATACTTATGATTGTTTGATGGTCGGAATTTTCCCGAATAACTCATGGCACTTGTTTTTCCGTCAATAAGACCACTGGGCCCACAGAATAGTGGTGCAGCGAATACTATAAGAGATAGCAGACAATACCCAAATAGAGTTGTAGATTACCTGAAAATCGACATTTACGATTCTCAGTCAAACAATCCATATACTCAAGTGGGTAATGGTGCCAGCCCTCAGGGTGGTAAAAACCTGGGAACTGCTGCTGAAAGTATTTATTTGATTTTGCCTAACAATCTTGTTGAGAAGTATACTACAAAATATCAAGATGTGAGTTTAGGTGCTATTGGTCTTACTGCTTTAGATACAGCGTCAAGTGCTCTTGCAAGTGGTGATGTCAGTGGTCTTGGTGAAAAATTAGCAGCAGGCGCAAAAGCTGCAGTTCCTGAAATTGCATTTAAGGCAGCATCTAAAGGATTAGGTGCACTTACAAAGTTTGGCGGTGGCGATCAAATTTCTGCAGGTCAAGTTTCCGCACTGACTCAAAAGAGAATCTTTAACCCATACAAAGAAACTGTATTTGAAGGTGTTGAATATAGAAATCATGCATTCACCTTCAAATTAGCACCTAGAAGTGCTTCAGAAGTTCAAACAATTTATAAAATCATTGATGCCCTGAGAAATGCAATGCTACCAGGAACTTCGGCATCTGGTCTATTTTCCATTACTAATTCTCAGTCTGGGCCTAGTAGAAGCGACAGATGGTTGACTATTCCTGACTTTTTTGGGTTGAGTATTGTCAGATATACTGCTGGAGCGGATGGTGATAACCTAGTTGGTGGTGATACTGCTCGAAGTGGTGGTATTTTGCAACAAATTATGACCTTTCCCGTCAAAACGGTTCTTCAAGATATGAGCATTAACCTGACGCCTGATGGAAGATACGTCAGTCTACGAGATGGCACTTCTGCAGAAGGGTCTACTGACGAACAGTTTGATTATGGCCCTAATGCATATCAACTGGATTTAGTATTCAGAGAAACTGCATTCCTTACAAAGGATTATTTCTCTAACAATTCGCCCACACCGTTGAACACACCCTGATGAGTAACTATTTCTCCTACCTGCCTAATGTATTCGTCAGAACCGATACTTATAGGCAAAACAGCAACGATCCATACGTCTTAGCAAAGAACATCTTTCGTCGCATTGCGATCAGAAAGAATCTTGAGGATGCTGCTCTTGGTTTTATTCCTTACAGTATTCCACATAATACAAGACCAGATCAGGTTGCAGAAGAAGCGTATAATGATGCTCAACTTGATTGGATAGTGCTGTTAGTGAATAACATCATCAATATCTATGATGAGTGGCCTATGTATGAGCAGGAATTGTTTAATTATTGCATGAGAAAGTATAATGGTGATATTAATGCAATTCACCATTATGAAACTCTAGAACAAAAGAAAAACGGTATCGTAACTCTTTCTGCAGGAATTGAAGTATCAGCAAACTTCGAATACGTGTTTCCTGATGGAACTGTTCCTGCAACTGACAAATTAATTACTGCTGTGACAAATTATGAGTATGAAGTTACTCAAAACGATTATAAGAGAAATATCTACCTACTTAGAACCGAATATGTCGATGATTTCATTGAAGAATTCGAAATTCTGGTAGATTACGATCCTAACGAAGAAGTGGATATTAAAGGCAGGAAAAGGTCAACAAATATCATTGCAGAACAATTTAATTCTAGCAAAAAGACATTCTCTAGTGATATTGGTAGACAACCATCCATCACGTTTGCATCTGGAACTAGACTTACAGGTCTATCAACAGGAGATAGTAGTTCCACTGATAACAATGCACCCGTTGAGTTTATAGAAGTAGCACCATCAACTTCTATCACTGGAACAGCAGTAACTACTGGAACTGGTAGCACTGGTGCTGGTTCTAGTGGCAGTGGTAGCAGTGGCAGTGGCGGTTACTAAAAGAGATCGTGCTCTTTTCCATATTGTAGCAATTCCTTCAGATGACCCACATGTTGCGCTCCAAGTGCAATTTGTGGGTATTCTGCTTCTGACCCAAATTCTTGCTCAAATGCTCTTTGTGTGAAATGCTGGTTTAGGCGATATTCAAGATATTCGCCTCCAAGCGATTTGAGTAGTGCAGCTGCTCTTTCACATTCTTGCGATCCGTTGGTATAGATAACTGCTGTTTGTGGAATCATTGATTTCGCTACCATTTGTCGTCGTTTTTGGCAATATACATAATGAGTTTCACTGCCATCTTTATGGATGACACTATATTCAGTCACGTTGCCTCCAATCGTCTGGTTTGTCTTGTTTGAACCAATCTACAATTTCGTCTGCACCTGAGAACCCCGTTTTGTAATTAGATGGGTCGGGGTCACCTAATCCCATCTTATTCATAAAATCATCCATACTGCCCTCCTCAATATCTTGAGCAGCCTGACGACGTGCTTTGTTCAACCAGTCTCTAGCAGTTGTATGACGTTTGGCGAGTTTTTCCGCCCAAATCATGTCTTCGAGTTTTACCTCTTCTTTGTTAGCAATCTTTTTACAGATGAATTCGAGTCTTAGTCTGTATTGAGTAGATAGCATATTAGTCTCTCAGTTTGAGTTCCAGATCTTCCAACTTATGATACTCAGCATGTGCTTTCTCCTGACGAGTGCACACGATGTCTAGGATATCCTTCATTATGATATCGTTGTCAACGTAATCGTCAAGATATTTGTCAATTGCTTCTTTTAGATACCTGTAGCGGTGCCACTCAGGTGAGTATGGTTTATACATGACAAAAGTCTATTACATATTTGCATCTTACCTTAGATCTCTCGATCTGTCAATTATTTATTGAAAAACCCTACAGGCAAAAAAATTGGGGGAAATTTTTTCCCCCGATTCTGTAAACTAAAAGTCGATTTTGGTTTAGTGATGGTGCCTATGTCTCCTACAAGGAACAGGGTAGACATTACGCCACCGCTGATAGGATCCAAGCTCATAAGACCAACGTTCCTTCCACTCAGTTACATAGCACGTCTTCCTTGGTCTTGGTCTTCCATAGTGATAGTGGTGGTGCTCAACGTGACCATGGTGATCGTCAGTGAATGGTTCCCAAAATTCACCCCATGTAATTGCTTGAGCAGGAGAAGCAAACCCAACTAGTGCCACCGAAGAAGCGAGTAGTTTTGCTTTGAGAGCAGCACGACGCTTCTTTGCTTGGCGCAGTGCCTGAGGTTTCAGGGTGCGCTTTGCTTCTTTCTTAGAATGGTGTTGCCAGTTGGGCAGTTTCATCAGTCTTCCTCAGCGAGTTTGGCGAAATAAGACAGGTCAACATCATCGTCTTCCTTCAATGATTCTACCGCACTACCGAAACCACTAGGGGCAGGAGTAGACAGTGTGATATCTGGATCATTGAAACCACTATCGAAGACTGCTTCGTCTTCTTCACGCTCTTGAACCACGGGGCGAGTGCCCTTACCAAGAACAGTGTTCAGGCGTGCCTCAAGTTCTTCATAAGACTTGAAGTTCTTCGGATCAGTGAAGTCTTTCAGAGAATACTGTTGGTTGTAAATCTCCTCCAGTTCTTCGTCACTGAATTTACCCAGAGTGCTAGGAGATCCAAACTCACTCTTGTCGTAGTTCCAATAACCAGCGACCTTGGTGATCTTCAGTTTGAAATCAGCACCTTTCCAGAAGTCGAAAGGATTGATGGGTTCCTCATCCTCAAAAGAGGGTTGCATTGCTTCGATGATCTTGTCGTGGATCTTCTTGCCATACTTGTAGAGGAAAACCTTGCCTTCGTTCTCAGGGTGTGCAGGATCTTTTACAACATAGATGTTGCTGTAGTAAGACAGTTTACGCTTCTGCTTACGAGCAATCTCTTTGTCAGAATCCAGACCAGAGTTCCACAGTTGACGGTTCAGTTCGCCAACGGGATCACGCTGACCGAGAGTGGTCAGGGAGTTCTCGATATACCAACCACCTTTGTCTTGGAAGGCATGACTCCAGATCTGTGCCCAGGGGAGATCTTCTCCTTGGGGTTCAGGAAGGAAGCGGATGACTGCATAACCGTTACCTGCCTTGTCTACCTCAGGCTTCCAGAGACGATCGTCTGCAGAAGAGGATTGAGTCTGGTTAAGTTTCTCGATCTGCTTGCTAAGTTTAGCAAAGGAAGATCCAGAAGACTTTTTGAGGGATGCGAATGACATGATTGTATTCTCCGTATTGGTTGTGTGTGTTGTATGTTGAAGTCTGGGTCTTACGTGCAGGCGGGTCTCCCCGACTCATCAGCCCAGACGTTGTAATGATAGCGTTCTATTTAGGCGTTGTCAAGGATCTCTTTTCTCCATTGCTGGAGTTTTTGCTCCATTTGATCCAGGATTATGTTGATCCCGTTGCCTCCGCTA